TCAACTGCAACGGGTGTTGGTGTTGGTTCGTTTTCATCTTTGCCCATAAGCACATTCAATGCTCTTTGCAAAATTGTTTCGTTACTCATAGTTATTTAATTAACGTTGTTTATATTTAGTGTTGAATTTTGTATTATAAAGGTACTTTGTTAGATATTAATTTTTTTCTATATGCATCAATTTCTTTAATAGAAATATCAATAGTTTTCTTTTTGTTTTCTTGTTGCGAAGACAATGGGACTCCCAATTCTTTTGATGCTTTTTCAAATTGTTCTAATTTACTTTTTGAAGCTACCCATTTTTGGCTTACTTGATTTAATAAACTTGCAATATTATTTGCCATAGTATTGTAATCAACAATCATTGTTTCCGCTTTAAATTGTGAATCATTTGCATCTTGATATAATTTTTCAACTTCATCAACTAATGCCATGTCAATTTTTATTCCTTTTTTTTGCATAATTTTATTTTATCTTTTGATAAATATCATTAATTGCTTTGTAAGAACTATTTGATTCATTCAAAGCCTTTACAATTTTTTCGGTTAATTTAGAATCTCCAATTGTTATAGCCGCATTTTTCATGGTGCTATATTGACTAGATAAATAAGCGTAGCTATCTCTTAAAGAGGATACTTCACTTAAAACCGTTTTTAACTTATTTTGAATCAATGATAATTCTGATTTATTAGAATTTAATTCAGAGTCTAATTCGTTAATTGACGCTAACGATATTTTTATTCCTTTTTTTTGCATAATTTTATATTGCTTGTTTTAATATTTCAATTGCTTTGTTTATTCTATCTTGTATTGGATCAATTTTGGACATTTCAGTTTTTAAAGACTTATCCGCAAAAAACCCCTCAATTGAAAATCCTTTTACTTTACCCGTCTTAACATAGTCATTCCAGATTTCATCGTTATTAACTTTGAATGAACCATACCAAGTGCCTATTGGATCATTTAAACCATAGGCAGTAGATTTGTCTTTTCCCATGTCAACCTTAATCCAACTTTCAACCATACATAAACCTTTCAAAGCCATTTCATGCTCTAAGGTTGTATTCTTTTGGTTGCCTTGCATTAAATACATTTGGCTAGCCTTTTCAACTGTATTCTTTGAAAAATAACAATAGAACTGCTCAACTTCACCATTTAAAACTTGGTCTCTGTATATTGGTTTGTTTGGAATTAAAATCGCACCCATAAGAATACGTTTCTCCACGTCCACACTTGCCAACTTGATAGAATGGTCTTTTAATGCGATAAAATTGCTTTCAATAGCTGGAGAATGAACCACGCTAACAGCATTTATTCCCTGTTGCAATTCATCCTCATTTAAAATTAATTCAACTATCTTCATATATTATTTAACGCCTTAAAACTAGAATGTTGCATTTTGTTTAATATGTCGGTCTAAACTTTGTTGGCTGTTCATATCCTGTCCAACTACATACGCCCTAGTTGGTTTCTTTGCATTATCTGAAAGCACCCCAGCTAATTGAGCGTTTGAATTTGTTTGAGGTGTTACCATTGAAATAGACGGCATTCCAACGTTTGAGCCTCCACCACCGCCACCGCCACCACCTGCGGACGGAACATCCGTACTCAGAATCTTTTGAACGTTTGCCAAACCTGCAGCAACTACAGCCCCTGCACCTACAAAACCAAGAACACCACCTTGCGCAAAGGCTTTTGTTGCACCGGCATAAGTATCTATTACAGCCTGTGAAACTGCAATGGCTTTGCCGAATTCTGCGTTATCCCCAATCACTGAATTCAATGAGGTTAAAATAGACGTTGTTGCATTGGCGATGGCAATCTTTGTATCAAACTCCGATTGATCTAGGGCTTTCTTTTTATCAGCTTTATCCTTAGCGTTATCAATTTCTTTTTGTGCTAAAGCCTTATCTAGATCACTTGTAACTAACCCCGCATCTTTACGGGCTTGAATTTGGTTTTTTAAACGGGTAATTTCTAAATTGTATAAAGCATCCTGTCTATCCTTTTCGTTTGTTATAGTTTGCAAAATTCTTGCCTCTTCTTTGGCATATTGGGCATCTATAAATTTAGCTTCATCCTCAGCGGATTTCTGATCAAATGCTTTTATTTCCTCATCCGTTTTCTTTTTGGCATCCTTTGCTTTTTTATCGGCATTTTCTGTAATTTGTGCCAACTTAATTACATTGGCTTCCAATGCCTCCTCTTTTAGTTTTGCTTTTTCTTTTGCCGTAAATTTACCCTCTTTAATTTCCCTCAATGAACTTGCCAAATCAAATTCAGCTTGTTTACGGGCTTTTAATTCCTCATCTTTAATTGAATCAATTATATTCTTTTGTTCGGCATCCCTAATTTTTTCTCTTGCCGATTTTCTATTATCCGCATATTCTTTTTGCTTTGCTGCCAATTCTTTTAATCGTTCCTTTTCAGCATCCGCCGCCTCTTTTTTGCGTTGCTCTTCCTCAGCATCTAATTTTTTAGCCTCTTTATTAAATAACCTTCTCTTTGCTGCAAGGTCTGTTTCAGCGTTGGTAACTTCAATAACAGCAGCCGAAATAGCTTTTTTACTTGCCTCAGTTTCCCCATTTAATTTTTGATCCATTTGCGCTGCCTTTAATTTGTCTTTTGCAAATTGTAAGTCTTTAGCTGCGAAATCCTCTTCCGATTTTCTAACTTGGTCCAATGCTTTTTTTCTATCCGCTAAACTTGCGTTACTATCTGATAGCAATTCCCTAGCTTGTGCCAATTCTTTGTTAGCGGTTGCCCTTGCCTCAGCCATTGCCAATTCCCTATCCTCTAATTCATCTTGTAACTCTGCAAATTCTCGCCCTTCCTTTGCAGCATCTCCAAATAAACTACCAACAAGTTCCAATGCAGCTGCTAAGCCCTCTGTCAGCATTGCAGCAAATTCAGAAACCGCCTGAATAATTGGGTTAAGTATCGCTCCAAAAATTGCCGAAACTTTTGCAATGGCATCCATCCCCTTTTCGGATTTTCCCAACGCTTCCTTAAGCCCCATAAATATGGCAACCATAGCCGAAATAATCGCACCAATTGGATTCATTACAATAGCCATCATGGAAGTTCCAAGTCCTTTAAACGCACCTGTAGCCGCTCCAATACCTCCCGGCATAGCCCCTAATTTATCACCAAGTCCGGAAACACTTTGCCCCAAATTACTAAACGTATTTTTTGCATTGTTACCGAATTTACCTAATACACTTTCAGCCTTACCAACGTCTTTTGTGTCGACTTTAACGTTATACTTTATTTCTTCCATTTCAATATTCTCCTTTTAAATTGTGTAAATACTTGTTTTAAATTTTTATTGTACTCATAACGCCCCTTTGCAATTTCTACATTTTCAGAAACTCTGTAAAATTCATTGGTTTGTAAAAGTTGGATTATAACTGCTATATTTTTCATTATTTTTTTAAGATTATAAAATTTGTTCTTAATACATTTATTGAATGTGATCCACTTGCAACTTTTCTATATTGGAACGTTACAACATCGTTAATTCCAAGTGTCAAAATAGTATCTATTTGCACTGAGTGAAAATTACTGTCTGAGGTTCCGTATGCCGTTGTTTCAAGCCCATTAACCAAAATTGCAAATACTAAATGTTTATTTCCGGTTTGCTCATAACTTGCCATTGCAATAAATTTATATTGCCCACCTTCTAAAGCCGTAAAACTTGCAGTCGCTAAATTGTACGTTAAATTTCCTAAAAAGCCAATTTGTTCATATTCGGTTTGAGGAATTGGATGGTATAATGTATCCGCTGCAGTTAGTAACTGAGGTGTATTACTCCATAAAGTATATTGATTAAAAGTTAAAGTTTGTTGAACATTAGCCATTTGAAAAACCAAATCACTTACACTATTCTGGTTATAGTTTATATCCTGCATAGTATTAACATAATTAATACCCCCAGCATTAAAGCTATTCATTATACCACTTGCAACAGTATAACTTCTAACATAGGTTAAACCTTGGTTATTTTCTGTTGGATCTCCATAATCAATAGTATCCTCATCTGAATCAATAGTTAAAAAATTAACGTCCGGATATGTAATTAATTCTAAGTTTGCAACCTCAGTTAACATATCGTATTGAATTGATTGCAATTTATAATAGTTTCCACTAATTAAAATAGTATCGTTCAATTGCATATTCAACCATTCAATTACAGGAAGTATAGCCTTCATTTTAATAATTCTTGAACGGCTTGAGTACATTCTTGTTAAATACTTATGCCAATACTCTAAATACATTGTATTCAATGGAGCATCCCCGTTAAAACTATTCTCTATACCAAAGGCATTGGAAAAATTACTTTTACTAGTTGGATAGGCACTAAAACAAGTCATTAAAGGGAAAATGGTTTGTAACACCCCATCAAAATAATAAGTGTCTGTAACCGTTTGTTTACCCCCATAAAAGAATAAAGTTAGATCCTGCTTTACTGCCTTTCCGTCCTTATCTAAAAATACAGGCAAATTTAATTGTGTAGTTCTAACCTTTACTCCAGAACTATTTACTTCATCCATAAGTGATGGCGTTAAAACGTTAAAAATCGTTTCAATCTTTAATTCCTCATTTGGAAAATCTACATTTGGACTATAAGATATACTTCCAAATTCTCTATTAGAAATATTTTTATAATACTGATTTGCAATTAAATTACTTTCTTTATGAGTTAGTGAAATTGTTTTTGGAACTGGTATTTTTTCATGTGTAATTTCTTTAATATCCAAATACTCGGTATAATCTTTGATAGTTCCAAGTTCATACCAATCATAAACGTTATGCAATTCAACTTCATTATCATTAACAGGCAAGGCAATTAAATTAAATGCTTTTAAACACCCGTTAACAAATTCCTCAATCTTTATTTGAGGCATAGTTGTTCCCATTTCAATAACGCTGTTTTTCATTCCAAAAGGTGCTATTGTACAACTAAAATTAATATCAATACATGATCCAGAACCAAAAAGAAAATATTGAACGGTTACAACATCCCCAACGTTTAATTGTCCATTATAAAAAAAAGTTCGTAATCCTGTTGTTGATGTACTTAATGTTTGTCCATTTTTAATCGCTCCATTTACACATATTCCAATTGATAAGGAAGATCCAACGCCCAATGTTAAAGTATTGATTACAAAATTAAATTCATAAAATCCCTTTCTTTGGCATGTATATTGGTTAGTTGTGCCATTAAACGCACTTGCAGGATCGGAAAAAACATAAGGGAAAGTAACTTTTAATAAACTTGCAGTTCCTATCGGTTGGGCTACAAATGTAAATGGGTTTGGGTTTGATCCGCTTGGGTTATAAGTTGTAAAAACTGGTTTAATAGTATTGGCATCAAATAAAGGACCTGCGTTTTGCATTGGTAAAATATACAAATCCTCTAATTCCGCACGGCTTAAAAATGAACCACTAACGGTATAACCTATACTTTCAAAAGCCTTTTCAATCATGGATTTTAATCGAATGGCTGGTCTGATATCGTCAATTTCAATTCCCCTAGATAGTTTAATATTTCCATTAATTGAACTTGTGCTTGAATATCTAAATCCTGTGGAATAATCGGCAAGCGGATAAAGAATATCCCCACCAAAAAATGTTTGATTCCATGAGCCGGTAACATTAGCATTGGTTGCATAATGATCATAATCCGTCCAATCAATTTCATTTAATAAACTTTCACCCCACAAATCTAAAATTTGTTTAGACTTACCATAAAATATAATATCGTAACTTGAAGGTAAACTATCAGTAAATTTAACTCCCTTTAATTCAACACGCCCATCAAACACAGGAAGCCCATGAATTAATATATTTGCATCTAATCCAATGTTAGGATTCCAACCCGAAAAGATTGCATTTTCATCAAACCAATTTGCAAATATTTGGTCATTGGTTGGACTTGAGGGTATTGTAAACGACTGAGTATAATCCGTCCAAACAGTACTCAAATCCTGCAAGTCTTTTAATTGCCTAGATAGTTGTATTGATTCATCCGTAAACAGATCCACGGGCTTATTGTCAATGATTAAATTAAACCTCATTATCTAACAATTTTATTAATTAATGGTTGGTTATATTCTAACTGAATAGTGTACTCAATTAATTTTATATTTGTGCTTTTCTTTTGGTCAAAAGTTTGATCTGTTACCCTTGCACTTTTAATGTAATCTCCATCTCTAATAAGTATATTGTCAGCAAAAAACATTTGTTCTATTACTTGTACATAATTTTCAGGAATCCAATTGGTGTTTACGGTTAATTGAGTAGTTGCATTGACATTATAAGACTGATTTATTTGAACTCCATAATTCCAAGCGTTGTTTAAATTTGATTGAGTGTACACGGGTGAAGAGTAAGTTTCTTTTGATATTGGAATATTCTTTTTAGATACCCCATTAAATACCAATGTGTCATAAACCCCATATCTATTTAAAAAATGCCCTGTAACTTGCCCATATTTATTTACACATTCACGGATAACATTGAATGTAATATCATCTCCAGCCGTCACAAAAGTAACCGTTGTATCTCCAGTAGTTCCACTCTCAGAAATCAATTGCACTAAGTCAATGCCTTGTATCGTGTTTGCACTTCCTGTAACTGCATTGGGTGTTTTTGTAGCCGTTCCCATTGTTATACTTGTAACAACTGAGGCATTAAACCATAAATAATAAGATACAGTTGTATCCGGAATATAAACTATGTTTTTATCTGTATAAACTACATTAGTAAAATCATTGTTTAAACCTTCATAGGTATATGAATAGCCGTTTGTAGCCATTACCACAGGCGAAGTAATTATCCCACTGCTCCCACCATCCCAAAACGCTTGTACTTTTACTGCAAAATAACACGCCCCACCATTGATATTCGGTTGGTATGTTTCATCAATTAAAAATTCAGTTGTTAAATATTGTTGTACTATCTTATGAACATCTATCCACGCCCTTCCAGTCTCATATACATCCGCTTTTTTACGAATTACTTGTACCGGTGTTGCAGGTATTGTTGCAGTGCCATTCCAAACGTATAAATCAAACTTGTAATCAAAGTTTGTCGTACTATTCCAATTTGTGTCAAACACTTGGTATATTTGGGAACTTTTAATTCCAACTTTCCCTGTGGGATTTTCTATAAAATTCATAATTCGTTTTTAATATCTTTTGAAATTGCGTCTTTAATTAATGGTAAAAATTTGCTTATTGTTATTTGTCTCGGCATCTTAACAAAGTCAAATGGCTCAATACCAAAATGTTTAATTTTTCTGTTCATCATAAACGACATAGCCCTTTTGTTTTGATCACTATTCCCAATAAATTTACCTTTGTTTCTTGGCTTTAATCTCCTTTGTTGAATCCACTTATTCATGGTTTCAACCGGAATACCTTTCCCCCCTTGGAACTTTCCCCAAGGCTGCCTTCCATCTATTATGGCTTGACCATACCAAGCATAATCCAAACCAAACTCCAAACCCCTTGCAATTGGTTTAACTGACTTCATTAAATTACCACTGGCAATAAAGTTTTTATTAATTTTACTTTTTGATACGCTTGTTGGCTGCCATTCACTCCCGTTTTTTTTCCATTCAGCTTTTATACTAACTCTCGGGCGTTTTGCCATTAATTCATAACGGGCTTGTTGTGCCATAAAATTGGCAGCCGATTGTACTACAGCCTCAGTTAGGGGATACTTCATTATAACAATCCGTCACAAATGGCGAAATAATATCAAAGGTTATTTGAATCTCAAACCCTGCAGTCACATCGCTAGTATTTTCAATAAAAGGCGTAAACATTAAAGGTCTTTGATATCTAAATTGAGAATAATATTGTTGTTCCTTTTCTCTTAATTTTAAAGCAAATTGAACATATAAATTCTGGATGACACTTGAATAGTTTGTATTTTCCGTATAACCAATTTTAGAATATAATGTTTCTAAGTTCAAATCTTCATTTTCACCTTTTAAAAAGTTTATAAGATCACAAATTGAAATGTTAAATTGCATGGTTGCAACGCTATCACTCAAAGATATATTTTGAATAGTAACATGCTGGTAAGGGTAAACATTAACCGCCTTTAAAGTCTTTTCTGTTAAATTACCATGAGAGTAATTGTACCCCAATTCATCGGCAATCTCTTTAAATATTTGCAGGGCTGTGCCTATGTGATTATTTATCATTTTGTTGCTTTTCTAAATTTTGCTTGTTCAAGTTTCCCAAGGTCGCTTTTGTAAGCACACCATTGGAAAGCGGTGTGTACGGGGATTCTACTAACTTCCTCAAATTTTGTAATGTCTCCAAAAGTAAGTAATTGTATTGTTGCCATCCATCCCCATTTTTTTGAGAACTGGATTTCGTCCGTTGTGCCTTCGCCTCCGCCCTCAAATATTTCCGGATACAATTCAATAAGTCGATTCCTAAAGTCCAAAAAAAAAGCATTGATCCAAATGCAACCTCAGAAGGCATCTCCTTAAATGAATCATTTACTTCACCTTTGTAAACTTGAATATCGTATTTATTTTTTTGTCCTTCAATTGTAATTGGTCTGTATAAAACAGACATTACCTTATACATATCCTTTGGCTCTTTACAATAGTTTTCAATATCTATATACTCACCTATTGCAATAGTATTTATGTTTGGATTAAATCCGTATTTAATACCGTTAAATTCAAACGTTTGTAAAAACTTAGGTTTCTCATTTACCCATTTTGAAATAATAACAATAGTTTTATTTAAAACGCTTAAAGGCATTTTCCTTACATCTTCCATTGTTATATTACAAAAAATAGAGATTGCGTTTAATTGCCTTAACCCATTGGGCATATCCTCGGGTAGCTGTGAGTATTCGACCATTTGATACAATGGCACTTCATACATTGAAGTCGGTACTTTAATTTCCATACACTTAAATAACGTAATAAAAACGATTTGTTGTTAAGGCATAAAAAAGCCCCTAAGTTGGTTTAATTCTCAGGGGCAAAAGCTAGGTTTGAAAGAACGAACACAAATATAATAAAAAAGCCTAAACTTCCGCTTAGGCTTACCAAATTATTTAGATATGAAAACAAATTCTTTACAAATATATTATCTGATATCGTAATTACCAAACGTTTTTTTCAATCCAAAGTGTTCCATGCAAAAATACCTAACCGAATCTATTATATGATCATCTCCACTAGGAATGGCAAGTGTATTACCTGCTTTATCTTTATCCCAACAATAACCTCTCAGCTCTTTTATTAAGTTAGTTGAATCCTTTGTAATTAAAAAGTCCTTTGATTGCATCACTTGAATACCATAGTTAATTGAATCTTTGCCCTTTGTAACCCCTTTAATAGTTATACCAAACCTTTTTATTTCCTCAATGGATTTTGGTTCGGCAGAATCAGCGTATATGGTTATATTTTTAGGTAGTATTTTTGCTATGTCTGAATTAATCATGCTGGTACGATAGCAAATTTCATTCAATATTATTTGATCATTATATTGGTAAACTTCAACTATTGCAGTTGGATCTACACTATACCCAAAATCCAACCCCAAACCCAATAATCTGGCATCCTCAGGAATAGTATCTATTTGTTTCCAATTACTAAATATAACGCCCTCTAAATTTCCTATTTCTCCAAGCCCATAAACTCGCCACCAATTCGCCCAATAGTTTGAAGTTTCAGCCTTTTCTTTTGCTTTCTCAATTTCCCTAACCAACGATAAATCCAACGCCTCATTATCCTTGTAAGTTAATACAATCATTTCAGCATCAATATCGTTAATCAATTCAGTATCCACCCAAAATTCACTTACTGGGTTATAATCTAAATAAATAAAACGTCTTGTTCTAATCGCTAATTGATAGTAGGATTCCCATTCAATGTTATTACACTCATTAATAAATAAAACGTCCCTTCTAGCCCCTCTTAACTTATCTGGTTGGTCCGCACTAAAAAACTCAATAAACGCCCCATTATTAAAAGTATATGTTAGTGAACTTTTATTCCATTTACTTGGATCAAACATATCTACCATGTCCATGATCTTTAAAAAGTCACGAATTGCACCACGTCTCAAATGTGGTATTGATTCAGCAACAATACTAATTTCACACCCAGCGTTTTGCACAGCATAGGTAATAAGCATTGGCAAAATTGAAAACGTTTTAGAACTTGACGTTCCACCCCTAACAATCCTAACCCTCTTTTTCAGTTTTGCTATTTTGGTTTGAGCTGTCGTTTTTTGTAACATTTACTCTTTGATTTCTTTAATCAATCTATCTAAATAGTTTTGGGCTTTCATTAAGTCTTTAATGCCATCTTTTTTATCATAACGCCAAACATACTTTTGAATGTTCCCCTTCAAAAATCCTTTAAATTGTTCTATACTCATAGAACTTTTAATGGCATCAATACATTCAATATCCCCTGTATAATGGATAGGTTCATTTACATTATCATGTTCCATTATTTACATCTAAATCCAAGCCGTTAAAAATAGGTTTTTCTTGTTTAATATCTAGTTTCTGAGTTGGTAACCCATACCCATTATTCAATAGCTCTTTATAAGCGTTTACATCTCCATTACGGGCTTTCTTTAAAACTGCTAGTGTCATTATATCTTCCTGACTTAATCTCTCATTTTCACCCGTTATTGGGTTCTTTACTGATTCCATAACCTCTAGCCATTTTTTTGCAATGGTTGAACGGTTAAGGCTGCCTTTTGGTCTCCCGTTTGGGTTTCTAACTTCACCTTTTTGTGGTGGTGGTATTAAATTTTCATTATTTGCCATAATCTCGAATTATTTTCCAATTATTTTTCAAAGTACTCAATACCCAATTCATTCTGAATATCAAACAAATATTGAGCATGGTTTTTATCTATAATTATTAACCCATGTATAATTACCATCTGGCACGTTGTACATGGACAAGGATTCTTAACCCTGTAAATCCGTTTACTTATTCTCTCAGTAAACCATTCTATATTATGAATTAAACTATTCATGTGGTAAAGCAGGAATATGCATCCAATATAAAGGTTCACTTACTACTATTTCTGAGGTTGTATTATACCAATACTCACCGTCGTATTTTATTAATTGATTCCCAAAGGTATAATTCCCTAAAACTTCCCTTTCATCACTAGGGTTTTGATCTTGTGTTAATCTCCAACTTCCTTTCATAAATTTAATTGTATAGTAAATGTATTTGCTTTTCTTTTTGCGCTCCTAATCATACCGGGGTACATATTATTTAATTTTTTGATTGCTTCCCTTTCCATCTCTACAGTCCTATAATCTTTGCACCCCCCGTCGGTTGTCCAATGTTCATTTTCCCAATGTAAATATCTTATTCCTAAAATTCCACCATATTTTACAATATGCCTTAAACATATTTCATAGTCTTCCTTAACTTTAAAGTTATTGTCAAAATAAAATTCACCATCGTTAATAATTCCCATACATGAAGCCGTTAAATAAGTTTTAGTTAAAATTGGTTTATACGGATAAACAGATCTTGGAGCGGCTTCTGTCTTAACGCCCCACATTTTATATTGTAATTGTTCCGTTAAATCAAATGCTTTTAAAAATTCCTCCGCCCAAAATCCCTCCTCTCTAATTTCTATCTTTTTTGCTTGTGTTCTCCCAAGTTCAGTATACCCAACGTTTTTTGCATCGTCATCTAAAAACACAACCCATTTTTCATCTGTATTTTCTAATATCCAATTTCTTGTACTTGTAATTCCCTGTACCTCATTAGGAATCCCAACTATATTTTTAATATATGAATATTGGTGTATTTCACTTTTTGGCACAAAAAAAGTTGCAATGTTTGGCAAAATTTTATTTGTTGTGGTTTTCCCTGCCCTATTTTTACTCGGTACTGCTATTAACATACATTCTTTTTTTAAAATCTTCCCAATTTAAAACCCTTTCTAATCCTATTGCATCAAAAGCACTTCCTTGTTTATAACCTCCCCTTCTAACCATTTTTAACTTTAGTAATTCTTTAATTTCCTCCCATTCATTTGAATTGGGTTCAGCCATAATTAAAATATATTCTTTTGGTGGTGTTAACTGGACGGACTGCTCAAATTCAATGACCTCACCATCTTCCATACTATCAATTTTACCATCTAAATTAGGAATATCCAAACCCCACTTATCCAAATCCTGAACATCCCATTCGTTTGCTAACTGCTCCCAATCCCACTCACCAAATCCAACATTATCCTTAATTATAAATTCCTTTTGTTGTTCCTCTGTAAGGTCATCAATTTTGATTATCGGGGCTTCCTTTAATCCAAGTTCTTTTAATGCTTTTAAACGCATGTTCCCCCCTAAAACAACCATATCGGCATTAACAACAATTGGGCGTAATTCTAACATCTTTGGAAACTCCCGAATACTTGCAACCAGTTTTTTAAATTTGTCGTCTTTAATAATTCTAGGATTATTAGGGTTTGGTTTTATCTCCGATATCTTTACTATTTGTATGTTCATTTTCTAATTCTTTTATAATTTTAAATTGATTTGTTTTCTCTTGGTAAACTCTTAAGTACTTTTTACCATTGATAAATGAGATACAAGGTTTATGAATTGTATGTTTTGTAAACTTCATTTAAGTCATTTATCATATCTTGGAAAGGTCTAGGGCTACATGAACGGCAAGGGCAATAATAAGTCCGAGTTTGAAAAATATAATTCCAAACCTCACAAAGCATATCAACTTCCTTTGCTGTTAGAAAGTCCCTCGGGATCTCCCGAAATTCTGTCCAATACTTATAATAATCCTCAGTAAAACAAATGGGCTTTTTGTATTGAAATAGTTTGTTTAATTTGGCTTTACGTTCATCACATCCGCAATCTTCACCGGCTACAAATTTAACTAACTTATCAATCCCAATCGCTTGGGTAATTTTCTCTATAGTATCGCCCAAGCCCTGACTCGGTTTCGTTCTCGTTTTCCTCTTTACAGTGTTGCTCATATAAATGTATTGTTTTATTTTTAATTATTTCTTTTGCATTTTTAACTATATTGAAAACTGATCTGGTTGGTATAGATGTTCGCCTTTCTATTTCCCTGAAACTAAAACCATATACAAAATAAAGTTCTAATAACATCTGATCATATTCCCTCATCCCATCAATTACTTCTTTTATTTCAACCATTAAATTAGAATAAGTATCTTTTATTTCTATTTTAATATAGTCGTTTTCAGTATCGTCAATATAATTTTCGTCAAAAATATCTTTTTTCTTTGCTCTTATTCCATTAATAACAACTGATTGAATAATTTTAAACACATAATAAGTTTGTAACTTGCCATTTTCACCGGTTATTCTCTGTAAACTTCCATCCGTTTCTTTTATTTCTAGGATCTTAATATAAAAATCCTGTACAATATCATCCACATTATCTGACACCGCTCCCAAGTAAAACGCCATTTTACGCCATTCTTTATGCCTTGCCGTTATTTCATCAATGTTTATCAATTGCGTATTTCAAATGTACAATAATATTTTAAAGTTTGTTATTTTATTTTCATTTGTTACCTCCGTATGTTTCGTTGTAGTATTGTTCAGCCTCTATTTTTATTTGTTGTGGTCTTCTATTTGTATCGTCACACCAAACTACTATATTTATTATCTCCTCCTTGTGCATTGCTTTGGCTTGTTCAAATAAATTATCCACTGCTTTTGGAAAAGATAATGGGTCTAATCGGTTAAAGGGAATACCTTTTTTTAATTGTATCTCTAACCACTCTACACTACTTTGTTTATTGTTTGTCATTTGTTACCTCCGTAGGTTTCCTTAAACCATTTTTGAGCCTTTACTTTTGGTTCTAACTGCCCATCCATATAAGCACTTTTAAATTCATGTTCCAGCAAAAATATCATTTGCTCTTTTAACTTCTCTAACCTTTCAACGTAAGCCCAATACCCAATTGCATCTAAATATTCTAAATATTCTTCAGGTGTATTTACATTGTCGGGTAGTAATGTTTTGTTTGATGCACCATTGCTATCAGCAACTTGCTCTTTAATATTTGTGTTTTTCATTTGTTACCTCCGTATGTTTCGTTGTAGTATTGTTCTCCAGATAAAAATTCACCATCAATTGTACTGCAATCTTCATTAGCATTTATTATTTGCTGCTTCTCCATTTCTTTGGCTTCTCTCATTTCTTTTTGATGGTCTATGAAAAAAGTAACGCCTATTTTCATGGCTAACTTACCACATAGAATTTCTACTGCCGTTTGTTTTGTTTCGTTTGTCATATTTGTATATATTTTTCTATTGTTTCCTTAAATTCATCAAATCCCCTTACCACTACATATTCGAACCCCTGTTCCTTTGCCATACGTTCAAATGCTCTTTGGCTTGGTCTTATTATGCCCTTTGCCGTTTTCATCTCAATCCATAATCCAGAATACTCTGAATTTTTATGCATTAAAAATAGATCAGCCACACCACTTAAAACTCCCTCAGCTTTCATTATGCTTGCCGTTATTGGGTTTCTATATCCCCCGTTTGGAATTGCAAATAAACATAAATCAGGATACGAATATCTAAACCATTTAACGCATTGGATCTGTAGATTACTTTCTAAATGTCTCATAATTTAACGTCCAATTCTTTTTCAGTTAAAGCAAAGTATAAATTTTGCAATTGATGTACATAATAA